GTCTTGCTCTGACATGTTATTCTTCTGTGCGGCTCTTATCGTTGCTCTTACAGCACTCTTATTCAGTGCATTAAGGCTTCCGTATTCCTTGATATGTTCCTTAGCCCATATGTCATTCTTTACTGCTTGTACCTTGCTTTCGGTTTCACCCTCTACTATTTGGGAAATATTTTTTTCGCTCAAAGGGTTGATTTTTGCTATTCTTTGTAGTATACTAATTAACGAAGGAGCAATGTCGCCGGATTCACCGTTTTTATTAACGGTCCCGGTCTTGAACGACATAGCTCCTTCACCAATTGAAAGAACTTCGTGCAAATAAAACCTATTGCCGTTATGGTCTTTTATAAGAACAACACCCATTAGGTGTGGTGTTTTGCCGATTTTTATTGGAGCTGCAAGAACAACGGTATCATATCCTCTATTCTTCCAATTCGATTGGTAATCTACTATCTTTCCTTTCTTAATAACGTCAGGAACAGCTGCGAATGATGCAGCTTTTTTTCTTCCCATCCCGTGACCAATATCAGATTTTACACCTCTTTTGTCTATTATTACATCTCCGATGATTGAATTTTTTACTAAATTACCGTGTTTTCTAAAGAAATTAGCAACTTGTGTAATCAAATCAACTGGACCTTTTTTGAATTCTTCACCTGTTATCTTTGATACATACGGCATATTGCCTATTTCAGATATATCTGTCTTTATGGATTTTTTTATAGCTGATGTATCAATATCTTTTGAGTTATCAGCAGAAATTTCGCCCTGTGTGCTGTTTTCGGCTATCTGACGTATTTCTTCCAGTGCGGACTCTGCTTCGGCTCTCGTGAGGGTCTTAGACATCTTTCGAGTAGGGTAGTCGAAGAGTATATAATTATCTCCCTCTTTAAGCACTCCTATATCCGCTTCACCCTGCTTATATCTCGTTGCTCCCTCTTCTTTCGTGCTGAGAGTAGAGGGGATTTTTTCTTTTGCATCAGCCGCGGAGATATTCAACAGCTCTTTTCTCTTTGCGTTTCTGTTCTTAATCTCCTCAACCTTTCCGCTCTCATAGAATTCGTCCATTTTTGCACTAAATGCTTGGGGTGTAAGCTCGCTCCAATCAGACTCTTTTATTCCGAGTGCTTGAGATACAGCTTCCATTTCTTTCGGTGAAGCCTTTTCAGCAAAATCTCTTATAGCAGTTTCGTTAACGTATGTATTCATATTACCGCTCGTTACGTCGTTCGCAAAGGCTTCGGTATTCATACCTAGTCTTCCTGCTACTTGAAGAACGGTTAGGGTACGTAATGCACTGTTTGTCTTTAACGCCTTGGTAAGAGAACGCCTGTAAGCTCTCTTTGAAGAGAAATCTACACCTGCTTTCAAATCCTCGGCTGTAATGCTTATTTTCTCACCTGTAGCGTTATCCGCATAATACTGATTTACCGTTTCGGCTACGGCATCGGCATCGTTCACTATATTCGTTGCCGCTTTAGCAATATAAGGCTGAAACACAGCTACGGTGTTCGCTCGCTCAATATAGCCGAGCAACATTCTTTGCTTTACGGTTTTAACCTCACCGCCTGTCTTCTCAAGACTTGCCTTAAATTCCTTTAATGCACTTTCTACCGCCTCAAAGGCTTCGTTTTCGCTCTTTTTCTTGGACTCGAATTTAGATATTATTTCAGCATTGTCTATAACCTTTTGCGTTCTGCCCTCTGTTTGAATTTTATTGCCTATATATGCGTTTCTTGCAAGATTTATAGAGCCACCGGCACCGCTCATTATCATACCGCTAAGACCGCCGATAAATGCTGAATAACCTATCTCCTGCATAGAAGCGTTTTTAGCATTAGGGTCATACGTAGCACGTTTCAGATAAGGTGAGAAGAACGTCGATATACCCTCTTCAACCGCTTCACCGGCAAAGCCCTTTGCCAATGTTTTTACGAGGGTATCACGTGTTACCTTCTGTGCAACATTTCTTCCGAACGTTTTATAGACTGTACCTACGCCAACTCCAAGTATATTGTCCGTGAAAGCCTCTATCGAACCTTCCATTGCACCCGACATTGCACCGTAGGCGAATTCGTCCTTACCCAGCTTTCCCGTCTGTTGATAGGCTTCTTTAGTCGCCATACCTGCGGCAGAAAGTCCCGAAGTCAAAAACGTAGTAGTCGTTTGCAATGCAGTAGTGGCAACTACAGATGCACCACCGGTTACGACACCTAAACCTACGTTTATAGCAATAGACGGCAAGCTGTTACCTATTCCTTGAGCTACGTCGCCGGCTGTTCTCCAGTTATCGTCGGGGTTATACCATTCATCTGCGGAATTATAGTCTACCCAATCGTTTGCAAACTGTTTTTCTGCCCAATCGTCAGCTCCAAACAGCTTAGCAAGTCCACCTGCCGAATAATCCCATATGCCCTCAGCCCAACTAAGAGCACCGAGTCCTACCTTATGCCCAAGATAGCCAAGTCCTCCCCAAAAACCGCCGACGTTTTCCTCGGCGGTTTCTTCTGTTTTAGAGGTAATTGCAGGAACGGTTGAATTAGCTTTTGATAACAACGGTCCGTATTTGACCTTGTTTTTGTTATTTACCATTTGTGCTATAGTTATGTTTCCCATTATATTATATCGACCTCATTTCGCAATCCGATCAGCTTTAGTCGGATCATAGTATATCTTCCCTTGCGGATCTACATAAGCCGTATCTGCACCGTAATAATAATCTCTGTTAAAATACCCCGGAGGCAAATATAGTGTACTGCCCTTTGCCGAATTTGTATCGAGATACTCTCTTTCACACTTTACGAATATGCCGTCACCAGCATAGATATAGACACCTTTGTCCTTATCAACCTGTCCATAGTTCATAATAACGTATTGTCCTGGCTTTAAGTCTCCATTCTCAACAGCCTTGAGTATAGCCGCAATATATTTACCCTGTCCGCTGTCTGCGTCATCAATATCGTTAAATTTACCCCATTGTTTTGAGTTGTAATCAGAACTGTTTATATCTACGACAGTACCCTCTATGTATTGTGCCGCCTGCTTATCAGTTTTTGCAATCTCTTCTTTCAGCTTATCTGCCGCATAGCATTTGTTGAATATTGACTGAAGCTTTGTCTTAACATCCTCATCCGTCCACGGATTATTCAATATATCGTCAACAGCCTCTTTTGCGTCCGTGTAGGACATCATATTACCATCACTGCCTATGAACGATGATTCTTGCAAGCTGTTATTCCACTTCGCTATTAAGTCCGCATGCACTTCGGGGCTTATCTTTCCACTCTCAAGGTCTGCATCAACGGCTTTCGTATCAAGCGTTCCATTCTCAAGTGCAGAGTAATAGGAGTTAGCAGTTATAACAGATTGTCCTGAGCCTATCTGTTCAGGAGTTAATCCCACCGCCTCGCCTATCTTGTCTACAAAGGAAGCATCTATAGTTCCATCAGCTATACTTGCAAGGAATTGTGCATATTGGGTCTTCATAGCTTCATCATGCTCAAGTTCTTTAGCGTCAAGTGCCTGATTAGAGGATGCGGCAAGTCTTTCTGCCGCCTGAACGTCGTCACGATATTGCGTATATGCCTTTGATTGCAGATACTCTCCATATCCACTTTTAGCAAGACCGCTTGCACCAAGGCGTTCATTGGTTACGCCATATGGATTAGTATTTTGGTTATAAGCAAATTGTGCGTCTGCTATAGCTGCTTTGCGATTAGCTTCGATTTGATTTCTCTGCTGTTCGAGCCATTCACCGTATGTGACTCCCGTACTTGTTTCCGTAGAGCCATTGCCTGTATCATTGACTGTACCATTGCCTGATGAACCATCACCAGAAGATGCATTATCCGTACCGCTTCCTGTATTCGTTTCCGTACCACCCGTAGATGTATCTCCTGTAGATGTAGATGTGGAATCACCGCTTACAGTGTTTGATTCCGTGCTGTTTGTTTCGGGTTGAGTAGACGGCTCGGGGGTCGGCTCTGTGGTTGGCTCGGCATTCGTACTTGCAGGAGTTGACGTGCTATTTTCGGGATTTGTTAGAAATTGTAGGATACTGTTCACGTCTGCTCCGAAGCTTGAAGGCTGAATAACAGGCGTAATGGTCGGCATATTGGTCAAGAAAGCACCATAACCTTGAGGTGCCGAAGAGCCGTTGCTTGTACCATTTAATGCCACTGGCTCTGGCTCGTTTTCTTTTCTTTTGGGTTTAGGTGGTTTTAACGGATCAATCATTTATTTGCCTCTCCTCTCAAATAATTCTCATAGCCTATCCTATTGTTGATTTCCTCTGCCATCTGTTGATTTTGCTGTTGTAATTGTGCCATTTGTGCTTGCCTTTCGATTTCACGTCTAAAACGTTCCACGTTTTCGTGAGCACCGGGATAGTGCGACTTCTCCATATTAAGCCAAAAAATAAGTAAGGTTTCCAAATTTTGAGGATTGCCATAAGCACCCTCACGTAAGTTGTTGCGTGTTTCCTGCCACATCAACTCACGAGAACGCTCAACGTCAATTGAAGCATCGGCTGAGAATATATATTCGTCATTGTAATAGTATTCGCCTGCTTCGTCACGCTCGATAAAGTCGTATCGGTTAAACGTAGAATTCTGCCTAAATCCAAGCTCATCTATGTACACCGCAGGTCTTGGCTCGTCCGAATAAGCAAGATAAAGCTGGAATATAATTTGGTCTATCTCTGCATATGCGGCATTTTTCATTCTTCGTTTGGAATCAAGTCTTCCCGCCGCTTGATTTATCTGCATTTGCTTAGCCTTTCCCGATTGTGCAGATGGGTCGTACTGCCCTTGGAACGAGTCACTTATGCCAAGCAACCTTTTAGCGTGGTCGTAAAGTCTTTCAGCCTCAGCTAAATCCTGTGATACGTCCGGAGTGGTGTCTATTCGACCGTACTGACTCATAGACTCACCCGGTTTGAGCTTGATAACCTGTCCAAACACAGAGTTGTTGAGCGAAACGCTTGCATCCTCGGGAACAACAGGCGTTATACCTGCCCTTATGAGCTTCTGTGCTATTCTTGATTCTATCTTGTTTATGGTCTGTTGCTGCGGACGTATAAATTCGCAATCAGACTGACCCAATAAGCTATTTTCCTGTGACGTATTTTTTCGTATGACTATGGGCAGAATGTTCGGTGTATAGAACGGCAGTTTTGTCTTTTCCATAACGGGAACTTGTATAGCCGTCATTTTAGGCAAGGGCATACCGTTTACAATATCCATCATTACGTTGCCGCCTGAGTCTATTGCCTGCTTATATTCGGTCTTGGTCTTCACCATACCGTTTTCTATAACTTGACTCATTGCAGGTATAACGGTTCCGTCCGACAGTGCTATATCCTCGTCAAGCTCCTCGTATTCCTCGTTCATAAGCTCATACTCACCGTCTTCGCAGGTGCATATTTCCTTGCGTTTACCGCACTTCTTGCACACATATCTCTTACGGGCGAAATAATCCTCAACGTCAAGCAGCTCTGTATCTCCGCTCCAAACATACTGACATACCTTATCGTTATCGTCCTTGTAGTAGCATACTATTAGGGTAGCCGTATCATCTGTTTCTGCCGGGTCTTCTGATATTGCCTCGTCAGCAGTATCAATATCTACACCGTACCTGCGTACAATATCTTCCCTGGTCGTCTCGAATTTGATAAAACAGTATTCCATATCCTTAACGTCGTATATCTTAGGCTGTCCTACAAAGTTCGCAGGACTAAGACAGGAAATCTTAACGTCACCGACAGTGTTGTGCGTAACAATAGAGTTATCCCATTCAATGAGCCACACTGAGCCGCCATATATAGGGTTATAACGCTCATCAATATCGTTCATTTTGACAAAGGGTAATTCATTTCTCTTTTTAGACAGCATATTTTCAACGTTTTTTGCATTGCACTCAGTCTTTCGGCTGTACGTTACAGGTTCAACCTTTGCCGTAGGTATGTACCCGGACACTTGCGATTCAACAAGCTCGTATGTAATGTTGCGAACAACAGTAGCTTTTTCTACCGAGCCGTCAATCTCGTTGTCACCCTTGTACTGCTTCATATTTCTCTCAATCATCTCAAATTGCGAATCGCAGGCACTTCTAGCCGTTGTATATAAGTCTTGAAAGAAAGAGAGTTTACTTTCTTTATCATCTGTTTCTATTCTCATAAATTACTTGGTTTTCCTCCCATTTTTCTGTATATTGCTTGTTTTTCCGCTTCTGACGTTGCGTTATATAAATCTTCTAACTGGTCTTGAGTATAGCGAACCCTTTTATCTGCCGCTGTAGCATTTGGGCGAGTCCAATATATTGCAAAATATCTGAGGGCATCGGGCGAATGCGTTATTTCGTGCGGCTCGTTCAGGGTGTCGTTAGGTCGCCTTGGGTCGTGAATAAGCTGAGGCAAATATTTGATAAGCTCTCGGCAGTTCGAGAAAATGTGAAGCCTGCTACTTCCGTTAGCGTCCTTTTTCAAAAGCTCCTTTATGCAAAGCCAACCTGCCTCTCGGTCATTGTTTGATTTAGTGAGTGTTAGTCCATTTTCGCCAAATATAAACGCCTTGCTTTTTCCTGTCTCTTGGCTTCTATTCCACAAGTCAGGCGGAGCTAGAGTCGCATATATATCCTCTTTATCAGTTGTGTTTTTTAATATAGCCTCTGCTGCGGAGCTTATAGGCAAATCAGATTCGCAATACTCTTTGTATACATAGCAATTTCTCGCAGAGTCTACCGCTATCCAGTACGCAGCCAAGCGGTCAAGACCGTAGTCTATGCTGATATACCGTCTCCAATCATGCGGTACGTCAAAGGGCTTACAAATATGCAGTTCCGGGTCGAATTCATTGAAATATTGCCCCTCAAAAATATTCCAGTCACCGTAAAGCAGTGCCTTTCTCTCTCTTTCGGGCAATGCTAAAAGACGCATCTTATATCCGGGGTCACTCTGCATCAAAAACTTGTTATCATCGACCTTTGACGGTATGAATATTCTGCTCATACCGTCACCTCCCGTAAATGCTATATTAGACGGTGAGGGGTCAACAAATCTCTCCTTGACCCACGAATG